GCTGTACCCTTTTTTCAAGATTAGATAGTTCTTTTTTGCTGTGTGATATATTAAAGCCCGTGGACTTCCATATCGAGGAAATCCACGGGCTTTGTTGCGCTTTTTTTTACAGCGCCTATTTCGTTTTTAGGCTGAAATATCAAGAACATAACACGATTGTCATAGCAGAAATGCGGCGATTTTGTCAAATCGCCGCATTTGCTCTATGCTGCTCGTCCAAATTGGACTCGCAGAGGAATATGGAAAGGAGCAGCCTTGTCAAGCAAGTCTGCTCCACTCGTACAAGCAATCCAACGTGACCGTTGAACTGCTCACCGAGATGTTCTATCTACTGAACGTGATTCTTTATATAGTTGATTATTAAAAAAGTGAGGAAAAAAGGAATTTGGGAATTCAATCATCTACATCACAACGTTCATCTAAATTTTCAAAAAAGCACTTCACAATATTCTGAGCAGACTCAATCTCCTTAGTCGAACGTCCCTGCATAAGTTTCTTCCATTCATTAAAAAGAACAAGCTCATTCTTTGGCAATTCGCCAAACAGCAAATGGTCTGAACTCACTTGTAATATCTCTGCAATTCTTATAACAACGTCAGTACTTGGATTTCTTTTGTCCAACTCAATCAGTGCCATATAGCTTTCACTTATAAAAGCACATTCGGCAAGCTGAGCTTGTGTAAGACCTGCCTGCTTTCGAGCATTTCGTATTCTGCTTCCTATACTATCCATATATGCACCACCTATCTACTATATATAATTTTAACATTATTTCTTGAAGTATTTCTTTTCTTATAGTAATATTGTACTTGACAAATAGTAATGTTTGTGATATACTTACAGTAATAACAAGGAAAGAAGGTGCTATAAATGGATTTTCTTGAAGAATTAGCAGAAGCCGCTGTATTTGCAATTTTGTTAATTGAAAATGAAATCGACAACTAATTCACCAATCAAGCTGTCTATGAGTAACATTGGAACGACTATTGCATAAAAAAACGAACTAGTTTTACTTAAACATAGACAATGCAATGTTTATTATCACTTTTCAATGGATAGCAGAAAAGAAAGTAGAGGTTGATAACAATGACACGATTTGACAATGCAATAATAGGCAATGACCACCCATATTCCGACACACCTAAAGGAAAGAGTAAAGGCAAAGGAACTCCTTTTCCAAAGCCCCAGAAGCCAAAGGGTAAATAAAGAAGAGGTGCTTGTTATGAAATATAATGGTCCAGAATACGAAGACGATAATGATTACTACAACGATTCGAATTTTGCTGACAATGAATACTTAGAAGATTACCTAAGTTCAGAAGCAAGAGATGAAGGTGTTTCATTTTCTGATTATGAGTACAACAGAAGAGTTGATGACTATGGCTGGTCATCAGATGATGTAGACAACGGTGATGATGATTAATTAACAAAGATTTCCCTATCTTACAGCAATGTGAGATAGGGATTTTTTTATTTAGGAGCAAACATATGACAATATTAACAAAAATCAATCAACTAGATAATATCGACACTATAACAGACAGACTAAAATCGGATATATCTCAGTCAATATCAATTCTGAATACAGCATACGGAGTTGACAGAGATGTATATAACGATCTCGGCGGCTTCTGCTGCATAGTCTCAAAAGAAGAAGATATAAAATTTCTGCTTGATAGGTGGAACGTTGATATACTCAACGATATAAGCGAAGTGACCTTGGAAATAGACGGATACATAAAAAAAGCTTTTCATCATAAGTTCCGACTATGCCATTGTTGCATACATAAAAGCAAGCTTGATAGACCAACTCAGATAAATAATGAGCTGGTCTTTTTTTCTTTGAAGGGAGGTTTTTCTAATGGGCTATTTTGTGGCAGGCTTTTTCGCTACTCTTACAGTTCTTGTTGTTGTCGATACAGTCCTGTAAAAAATTTTCCATTGTGATCGGAGGTGAGATAATGATACTTGGACTTATAAGCACCATTGCTGCAACTGAAAGTGTTGCAATGCTCATAGAAGGTTCTGCACTTGCAATAACTACATTCTATGCTGCCAAAAAGGGCAAATCATTAAGAAGAAAATAAATCCAAAACATAGGGGCTTGCTTATGTGAGTCCCTTTATATGTTCCGAAAAGAGGTATACAGATGATAACAGAGAACAGTAAAATTGAGAATACTGTAATATTCTCAGATGATAATACACATAGATATTTACTATCAAGAATATGGAACACTTCAAAGGAAGTCCCGTTGTTCATAACTAAAACAGCAGGACAAGCTAATGGAGTTCTGCTAGACTTAACTACAAATATAATCTCATCAAATTTGTATAAGCTTGGCTATGGCGGTTTCTATGCGGTCAACCTATGCTCTGCCATAGATAGTAAAGCTGAACAACTCTATGATAAAGATACAGACGTAATAATCAAGAAATATTTGAAGTCTGTCAATGAAGTGATTATTGCTTGGGGTACACTAACCAACAAGACTTTGAAAAAGCGAGAAGAGAATGTTCTTGATATATTTCACAAGTCCAGTAAAAAATTGTTGTGCGTAACTGATAATCTAGGACATATGAACGTACACCCTTTGACACCTTCAGTAAGAAAAGATTTCTATATTGCTGAGTTCAAATAATCTACTACATACAGTTGTTCTTTTCTGCTGAGTCCGTGGCGAGTTTTTCAAAACTTGCCGCAACTACTCAGCAGAATTTTTTTGAATCATCAAGATAGAACTTTCCTATGCGGCAAGTGGGGAAAAACGAGCTTTGAGGACTCAGCAGAGCAAAATTACATCTCCTTGATACAAAAAAACTTGTTTTCAAGTTTGCAAAAGAACAATACTATATGGACTAAAAATCCAATCTTTTGAGAAAGGAGGTGGATATTTTATGGACTCGTATAAAATTGAAAGAATAACTCAAGAGGAATACAATTCCTACCAAGAGCACCCTTTCTTTCCTGCCATAATTGAAAATGACTCCTTGTGGCTTGTAAAAAGGTCTGATAAAGACAACAGCCGTTATATAAAGATCTGGATATCCGTACAGCTTGAAGTAACACAATACTTAAAAGACGAGGATACCAATGAAAAGTTTCTTAATATAACAGCTAAAACACCATTTGGCTTAGAAGAGGAAGTAATATCTGCAGACTGTCTGAATAAAAAAGATATTACCGAACTTCAAAAGAAGTGGTTCTTCAATGAAGCATATTCAGACATCTTGATAAGATATCTGATACAAGCTTCTGAACAAGCTCCCCGTGTAATACTTTACAAGAGCATAGGCTGGTTTCAATATAAGAATAACCTCTATTTTAGAACAAATAGGGTTCTTCATAACAAGGAACTTGCAAGCCAATTTCAATATGCAGGAGATTTGAAACTTGACAATAAAATATCCTCAAAATCAATCTACCTGAACGCACTAAATAATTTGCTTACGACAGACGGAAGTATGTTCGCAGTAGTCGCAGGTCTATCATCTGCTCTCTTGAGCTACTTAAAGCTCACATACTCAATGGAGAACATCTTGATACACATCTATGGAGACAGTTCAAGCGGAAAAAGCACCTTTTTGAAGCTTGCACTTTCAATGTGGGGCAATCCAAACGAGCCACCGCTCTTCAACGAGTGGAACTCGACAACGAACGCCATATATGCTGCATTGTCCAACAATCAAGGCATAACAGTTGGCTTTGATGAAGCAAGCTGCTCCGCACTCGACTATTCCACGCTGATATACAACCTCTCACACGGAAGAGACAAGGCAAGGTGCAACAAAGACTCAAGTCTGAGAGAGTCCAAGACGTGGTCAACAACGATCATCTCAACGGCAGAGGAATCTCTGCTCACGAAAACCAAAAAGAACAATGGGATTCGTGCGAGATGTTTGGAGTTCGACAACTTGCACATAACTCAGACAGCTGAACACGCAGAGAAAATCGACAGACTCATCTCACATAAAAATGGGATAGTAGGAGAAGATTTTGTAAGCTATCTTTATAGTAAACAACCTCGTATCGTGTTCAATGACTTCAAGCTATGTCAAAAATATTTGTCGAGGAAACTTCAAGACAAAGCCTGTCAGATAACAGACAGAGTAATAAAACACTATGCTGTTCTTCTACAAACGGCTCTATATGCATTGAGGATAGGCTTGTATATTGATACTCATTCAATAATCAACGTTCTTGTTAAACAGCACGAATACTTGCGTGATGAAACCAAGACAGCTGAAAGCCTGCACAATGCGATATGTGAGTATATAGTCACGCATAAAAAGCTATTTCCAGAAGCAGAGGAATTAAGATACGACAAATCTAGTCCTTGCGAGGGTATAACGACTGAGACATCAGTACTCTTAATTGAATCTGTCTTGCAAAAAATAATCTATGCAAATAACTTCACAGATATGAAAATGGCTGTAAAGTGGCTGTACAAAGAAGGCTATCTTAAAAAGCAGTCTGGAAAGTACTATCTGAAAAGAACAATATCAGGTGTCTCCGTAAAAGTATACGAGATATTGCAAATTGATGACAATCCCGAACCCAAAATAAGAGAACCACCTAAGTTCCCAGGAAGAAGAGTACAAAAAAAGAATGAAATCAGCGAAACAAAAAATTTGGAAGGAAATGAATAATAATGGTTATACCAAACAAAAATAATCTTACAGTAATTGACTCATCAAACAATAGCTCGCACGGTAAAGGTACATACAGTATATCTATCGTGAACACAAAGACTAATGGCAGAAGGATAAAGCTTTCCCCTGCACTTTGGCAGGCACTTGACTGTCCAACGAACATTAACATTCTGATAGATGACAAGAATGCTTATTTTGTTCCCGATGAGAATGGAATAAAAATATGTGACGGAGGTATTATATACAATACAAATTCAGTCCTCACAATAACAGAAAAGTTCAAGATCGACTACTCAGGAGTTTCCTCAAGGAGCTTTTCGGCAAAATTGGAAACTGATGATAACACGAACGAGAAGTTTGCTTATGTGAACTTCATAGAATAACTTCAAAATTCAAAGGGCAGAATTTTTTGTTCTACCCTTTGCCTAAAAATCACTTACTAAAAACGTAGTAAAAACTCTTTCAGATATATATTATAATATTGCGTGGTGAAAGACGTACTACTTTATATAAAAGGAGCAAATTATTATGACGAACAAAATTGAAAATCTATGTGATATACTCACACCTCAAGAAATCTCAGAGTTCTTAGGTATTTCCTATAACTCATCCCTCAAACTTATAAAATATAATATGGTCTATTTAAAACTAGGCTCTAGATACAGAGTCACAAAGGAGAACTTCCTCAAATTTCTACAAACATCAACACCGTCACAGGCAACAATCAATAAATAACAAACATAAATAAAGACTATTCCGACCTAAGCAAAATCATTTTGCTTGGGTCGTTTTCAATTATAATGAGGTGACAATCAATGAGTATAAGAACAAGAAGAAACAAAGAAGGAAAAATAACTGGCTATCAAGCAGTAGTTGAGAGAGGTGAGAGTTCCACAGGCAAAAGACTAAGAGACACCAAAACATTCAAGACGAAGAAAGAAGCCGAAGCCTACATCAATCAGACAAAGAGCCACATACTCAACGGCACATACATAGAGCCTAATAAAATGACTGTCTCACAGGCACTTGACGAGTGGCTCGAAACACAGGTCAAACCTACACTAGCCCCTGCAACAGTAAAATCGTATCAATATAATATCAAAAATCACATTCGTCCAGCATTGGGAAATATTCAGCTCCAAAAGCTCACAGCAATGCAGATACAGAACTTTTTGAATGCTCTTGATAAGGAGAAGAACTTGTCTCATAGGTCTATGAAGTATATTTGCGATAACCTGCATAGCTGTTTGAAATATTTCACGTTCAAGAAAATGCTGTCAACAAACGAGTGCGATTTTGTTAAAGTACCTAAAAAGAAGCAAAAGCCTATAAGCAGTTTCTATTCCATAGATGAGATAAAAACGCTTATGCAGGCTGTTCAGAACGATAGATTAAGACCAGCTGTCTATCTAGGCTTAATGTCACTCAGACGTTCTGAAATGTGTGCTTTGACTTGGAGCGATATTGACTTTCAAAACAATGTGATCTCGGTGAATAAAAATCTTGTCTACATAAATGGCGAGTATATAATCGGAGACTGTAAAACAGAATCATCAAAAAGGCAAATACAAGTACCACCCACAATAATAAATCTACTGGGCGAATACAGAAGATACCAAATCAAAGAGAGAATGTATTGCAAAGAGGAATATATAGACAGAGATCTGATAGTCTGCAAATATAATGGCGACTATTTGAATCCTGCCACACTTTCAGCAAAATTTTCACAGCTATTAAAGAAACATAATCTAAGACATATTCGTCTGCACGACCTAAGACATTCCTACTGCTCAATACTTTTGAACGACCTGAATATTCCAGTCACAATAGTGTCTAAAAGTGCAGGACACGCTAACACACAAGTAACGCTGAACACATATTCCCACGTTGATTCAAAAATGCAGAAGAAATCTGCTGACGCACTTGAAGAGAACGTATTTTCAGACATAAATAAAAAGCTAGGCTAATAACAAAGGAACAGTCCACAATGAACTGTTCCTTTTTCTAACTCTTAAAAAGGCTTATGTAATTCGTTCGACCATTGACGATTCTGTAAATCAGAACATTGTTCACAGTTGTCTGAACCTTATAAAGAATGATATAATCTTCTGCAACAAGCTTTCGCAGACCTTTCTTTGAAAGGAATTCATCATTGATAAGAGGTGCAATAAAAGGCTGTGTAGAAAGATTGCTGATAGATTGGTCTATCATCTTCATAATACGATTAGCCGCTTGTGGAGCGTACAATTCACTTGCAATATAGGAAAAAATCCTATCAAGGTCTTTCCTTGCGTGGGCGGTGAACTTAATGCTGTATATATCAGTAGCCATATTTTGCCCTCATTTCAGAAAGGACTTTCTCACCGTCAAATACATTGCCCTCTTCTACATCCTGTTCGGCTTCTGCAACGAGCTGATAGAGATGAATTTGCTCAATAAGTTTGTCATAAGCTTGATTGGACATAACTACCATATCACTATAACCATTCTTAGTGATAAAAACAGGTTCGTCAGTACTGTGACAAAGCTCAGATATTCCGCTTGTGTTTTTTAAATCTTTGATAGGAATGATTTTTGGCATATATGACATCTCCTTATATCTTACTATGGCTTAATTATACCATAATAATTTCAAAAAGTCAAGTTCTGCTGTGCGACCTGTGGCGACAGAATAAAATAAATTCTGAATCAGAACGATCAAGGCACCATAAGAACACAAAAAAATAATTGACAGACAACATTAAATAAGGTAAAATAAATCTAAATAATAATAAAACATCTTCAAACTGCTGTCGCACGACTGGAACTCGTGTATGGGTTAATAGCTCATCGAGGGTTCGAATCCCTCCTTCTCCGCCAAAAAATCTCGTAAACACGTTGTTTGCGAGACTTTTTATTTTCTAAAGATATGACACGCAAAAAACTTCATAAAGCAAAAAATCGGACAGCCCGAAGACTGTCCGATTGAATGTTTTGTGATTATTCTATGGTCGTGATGTCGCTTCCGAACCAAGTTGTTGATATCTCAGCAAGCTTGCCGTCCTGCTTCATTTCGTGAAGGATCTCCTCGATCTTGTCGCAAAGTGCCTGATCGCCAAGTCTGAAGCCGATAGCGTACTCCTCTGGGTCAAGGCCGTCAGGAAGCACCTTGTAATCCTTGCCTGTTGTGGATATCTCGTAGTTTGCAACTACTGAGTCAAGGAACGCTGCGTCTACCATGTTAAGCTCCAACTGCTGGAGGGCTTCAACATTTGTTGCAAGCTCTGTTGTTGTCGCACCATTTGCTACAACGTCAGATGCAAGAAGTGTTTCCTGTGCTGTTGAGCCGTTCTGTACGGCAATGTTCTTGCCTGCAAGATCAGCCTGTGAAGCAACGTCGCTTGAGCCGTTTACAACGAACACCATTTCATTCTTCATGTAAGGCTCGCTCATGAGCATTACTTTCTTTCTCTCATCGCTGACAGAAAGGCCGTTCCAGATACAATCTATTGTGCCCGCATTAAGGTCCTGCTCCTTTGTATCCCAGTTTACAGAGTAAGTTTCAAGCTCTACACCAAGTCTTGAGCAAACTTCCTTTGCAACGTCGATATCAAAGCCTACGATGTTGTCGTTCTCGTCTGTGTAGCCCATTGGCTTGAATGTTGGGTCAAGACCAAGCACAAGCTTGCCTGAATCAAGAACTTTCTGAAGTGAGTTATCCTCGCCTGTTGCAGCGGCTGTGCTGTTTGTGCCTGCTGCTGATGAAGAATCAGATGTGCTTCCGCAGCCTACAGCCAAAAGCATCATGGCAGCAGCGGAAAGTGATGCGATAGTCTTAAAAATAGATCTTTTCATTATTAACTTCCTTTCGGGTATCGTCAAAATACCATTTCATACGTTTTAACACTTTAATATAATAACATATTATAACGTCACTGTCAATTATCATTATTGCCCAAACCTTTGCAGGCTGTGGGTGCTTTTTCATAGAAAATGACCGCAGATAGGCGAAAATCAGCACTTGCCCAGCTTTTTGGCTCTTTCCATAAACCTTGCATACTTGCCTATGACCGCTTCTCCCTGCGTGATACCTGCATTTTTCAGTATCTCCAAAGGCTTTTCGGGATAGTCGGCTGTATATTCAAGCTCCAACTCATAGTCTGTCAAGCCGAGATATTCGCTTTTGTCAAGGCATATCTCAACATGGTCGAAATCGGTGCGGAGCTTGCGCTGAGTATACAAAGAGCCTGCAAGGTCAGCGTCAGGGAAATCTCTCCCCACAAGCTGTGAAAGCTCCTGTGCGGTGAGCGTTTCAGGCAGGCTGTCAAGCTCACGCTCAAACTCTTTTTTCACATGAAGTGCACCGTTTTCGGAGATAGGTGCTTTAAGCTGTAAAAAATACTTATCACCTATTTGTCTTACCCTGATACTTGTCATGCCTGAATCTCTTTGCGGGATATAATAAAAATTGGTCTGCTCTATTATTTTGCCCCACTGAAAAAGCTTTTCAGCGGTGTTATATTGTTCTTTTGTGAGAGAAATTTTTATCTCACGTTCTATATTTTCGCTCATGATATCCTCCTGCTTTAATACTTTAGGCAACACCGCACAAAGCCCGCCTGACGGCTTTGCACGCCATCTGCTTGCAGATTTTCCGTCATATCACACAAAAATCCCTTGACATACGACAGTATGCCTGCGGAATTTTTATGCAATCTGACAAAAAATCTGACTACGCATCTGACGCACAATCTTTGTGCGGTATTGCCTTTATTTTATTATAACAATATCACAATACAATGTCAACATGAATATGGTTGACAAATTCCCATAAAAATAGTAGAATTTAATTAGTAATTTGATTATTTTAAGGAGAGTTTGAGATGTCAAGAATATTGACGCCACAGCAGAAGATAGAGCGGAGCATCGTTACTGATTTTCGCAGAGATATATGGAACAAGTTCGTAATGGGATATGAGCGTTACGATATGATAAAGCCAGGGGACAAAATAGCGGTGTGCATATCAGGCGGCAAGGACTCAATGCTTCTTGCTAAGTGTATGCAGCATTTGCAGAAATATCAAGGCATGGACATAGGACTTGAATTTATTGTAATGAACCCAGGCTACAGCGACGCAAACAGGCAGAGGATAATCGACAATGCGGCGCTTATGGGAATACCCATAAAGATGTTTGAGACGAAAGTTTTTGACATTGCATACAACACAAAACGCAACCCATGCTATCTTTGTGCAAGAATGAGGCGTGGCTGGCTTTACAAATTTGCGCAGGATCTTGGGTGCAACAAGATAGCTTTGGGACATCATTTTGATGATGTTATAGAAACCATACTCATGAGCATGGTATACGGAGGACAGATTCAGACTATGATGCCGAAGCTACACTCGAGGAACTACGCGGGCATGGAGCTTATCAGACCACTGTACATGGTGAAAGAGGCGGACATTATCCGCTGGGTGGAGCAGAACGATCTGCATTTTATCCGCTGTGCCTGCCGTTTCACTGAGAGCTACGAGGGGTCAGAGAAAAAGGGTGAGGTATCAAAGCGGCAGGAAATGAAGGAGCTTATAGCAAAGTTTCGTGCCACCAATCCCAACATCGAAAACAATATTTTCAAGAGCGTTTATAACGTCAATCTGCGCACTGTGATACAATACGAATACAAGGGCAAGAAGTACAATTTTATGGACACATATGATGATTACGACCCAAGCGTTCAGGCAGATGACGTTGATGATGAAGGGATAGAGTAAAACAGAGCAAAAAAATTGAGAAAAGGGCTTGACAAAGCGGCAGAGATAGTGTATAATATATTACTGTAATTGGTTTGCTGCTATGGCTCAGTAGGTAGAGCACGTCCTTGGTAAGGACGAGGTCACCGGTTCAAGCCCGGTTAGCAGCTCCAGCAAAGCAGCTATTAAATTGCGTAAATGCGTGGTTTGATAGCTGTTTTTGTTTTGTCTGATATTTTGTGATGTGACGTGAATTTTTGACTTAACGTACAACGTAACGTACAATGAAAAATTAGGTCAAAAGCTATCTTTTAAGCTTTGACATTTCCTGCACTAACGCTGTTCTGTCCTGTCCCGAATGGTTGTATATGTCAGCAGTAGTTTCATACTTGGCGTGACCAATGATCTTCTGCAATTTTTCGGGTTGCATACCGCAGTCGGCTGATATGGTCGCAAATGTGTGACGGCAGCAGTGTGGCGTTATTTCTGTTTCGTACCTCTCGGTTATCCTGCCGTTTTTAAGTTTGGTAACAGTCGGCGGCGGAATTATGCCGCACTCGGCAAGAGCAGGATAAAAATTTCTCTTGCGAAAATTATTGACGTCACCGCTGAGCAAAAGCTGTGTGCGGCTCTCGTTGTACCAGCTCTCAACAAAGCTCTTTATCTCAGGTATCTTCGGCGGTAAAGGAACTATCCTGTCTTTGCCTGCTTCGGTCTTGATGCCGCCGATAATGTATCCCTCATCAAGGTGTACGTTCTCTTTGAGTATGGTAAACACCTCGCCGATACGAAATCCTGTGTAGATCATAAAAAGTATGATCTGAACGGACTTGTCATCTGAATGTTCCCACAGCTTTTCACGCTCTTCACCGGTGAAGATGCGGCGCTCTTTTTTGGTCTCTTTTGGCAGAACGATAAAGCTTGCATAGTTCTTGTCGATTATGTCATTCTGAGCGGCATATTTACACAGCTGCGAGCATAGCTGTTTTATTTTTGCACACTGGGAGCGGCTGAACTGCTTTGCACAATCGTCCACACAGCGCTGATAATCGGCTGTTTTAAGCTCTGCTATTCGTCTGCCTGCAATACTGTCAAGGTATCTCCAAGCCGTCTTATAACCCTGCTCACCGCTGCTTGTGAGGCTTTCAAAATGCTTTGCACTCCATTTTTCATAGACCTGTGCGACGGTTAAACTGCCATAAGGTATATGAATGCTGTTGAAGTACTTGTCAAGAGCAGCCTGAGCCTGTGTGTAAGTTGCAAAAGCACCTAAGTATCTCTCCCCTGCTCCCCCTATTGTGGCAGGAGTATAGGCAATATACGGATTATCACGGCAGTCAGTTCTATGCCTTATACAGCCTGCACCTCGTGGTCTGCGGCGGACTTTTCGCTTTGTGGTCTCCTGCTTTTTACCGCAGAAGTTACAATAAAGTGAACCTTCGGAAATTTCCTTACGGCATTTTTTACATAGCATATTTGCCTCCTATTCTTGACACTTCCCCGAAAGTGTGCTACAATAAAAGGGCAAAATTCGCCCTTTCGTGGTTGAAGTGGGTGTGAATTTGAATCGAGCTGATACTGTCAATATCAGTTCACATTGTCCTTCGGGTGCTGTCAACACTCGGAGGACTTTTCTGTTTTTAATGGCATACATCACAAGCTGTGTATCCTGCTTGTATTGCCTGCTCCTTAGTCATTGCCATACAGCTGTCGCTGTAGTATCTGCAAGATTTGGTGTGGTATTTATCACCTGTCGGCGTGATATAAACAATCTCCTGCTGCTTAGCAGTGGTAGTAGTTTCTGTTGTGGTCTCAGGTGGCTCGGTTTCAGTTTCGGTGGTAGTCGCAGTTGTTGTTTCAACTTTTTCACCCATATCAACCGTAATAGTTACAGGTTCTGACGTTACGCCGTCATATGTAGCCGTGATATCAGCAAAGCCGTCTTTGAGAGGAATAATCTCATATATGACCTGAGCATAATTGGAATCCTTATACTCTATCTTGCAAATATCGTTGTTTGAAATCTGTATCTCAGGCGGTGATATCTCGTTGGCTTTCTTTCCATCTACTTTCAAATATAGATTAGGAATATAAGCTTTTGAGTTGACCGAGATATCGGACTGTGTCCATTCAAGCGTAACACTGCTGCCATTGCTATTCTTGTTTTTGCCTATTACAACAGCCATTACAAGGCATATCATTATAAAAATGATACCTATGCAAGCAGCAATCGTCAAGCAGCCGCTTGGCTTAGCTGTACTTGTGAAACCACGAGCTTTCCTGCCTTTTACTTTCGACTTTGAGCGTGACTTTTTCCTGCCACCTGACGTAGTGGTATATGATAGCCCCGTTCCAGGTATACCGAAAGTGCTTGTCCGCCGGCCTTTACTGTTCAGTGTAAACCTTGCACCTTTGCCGCCAAAGCTGACACCAAAAGACTTCTTGTTCAAATTGAGCCGTGTATGTTTGCCAAGCTTTATGCTTTTGCGAAATCTTAACCCCATAAACGTTTCCCCTCCTGTTTTTTTAACTTTGCTCACAACAACTGCAAGGAACGTATCCTAAAGAAGTCATATGAGAATATGTTTCCATAGGCCATATAGTAAACAGTAAATCCAAGTCAAACTCTTTCCAGTGTAAGTCAGGACAATCTATATTCTCGTGGAAAACAAGTTTATGCTCACCATACTGAGGCTCAGATGTATAGTAGGTTTTCAATGGCTCACTATACTCAGTTTCCTGTGTCTCATCAGGGCAATCATCATTATCCAATACTGTTGGAGTTTCAATCCATGCAGATGTAGTTGTCGTAGTTGTTGTAGTTTCAGTAGCAGTCGTTGTGGTAGTTGTATCAGAAGTTGTTGTTTTTGATGTTTTTGGCATTGTGACAGTAGTTGTAGGAGTTGTGGTTGTTGTAAACGTCGTCGCAGGATTGAAAGACGGCTTCCACGTTGCATATGTAGAAGTTATAGTTTTGCTCTGAGCATTTTCAACTTTTATGTTTGTTGTCTGCTCAGACTTGCCACATGAACTGCAAACTATCATAGTGATAAAAGTCAATATAATTATTTTCTTCATTTTGTCATCCCCCTATATCTACATTCTCTCGACTTCTTCAAGCGCATCAAAGCTGAAAAAGTCACCTCTGACTATATGCTCCATTTCGTGAGCTATAGTCTTTTTTTGTTCCTCATAGGATAGCCTAGAGTTTATGTATATATTATAAAATCCGTCAGAATCCATTGCTGTCACTCCCTTTACCGATATAGGCAAAGGAACGTATCTAATGCAATAATCCAATCTATTCACTATCCTTTTGCATACGCTTTAAAATCTCAACTGTAGCTTCTATATCCTCTTTGGTGACGTTCTTTGACACACTAAAGAGGATTTTCATTTCTGGTCGTGTCCTGAGCTCATCTATTATATCTCTTGTTTCGTCATCAAGATAGATAGGCTCGTTGTGTGCTTCGACTTTGATATTATCTTCACCGTTCAACAAATAATCAACAGAAACTCCGAAATATTCAGCTATCTTTGATAGTGTATCTGTAGATAACTTCTTTTTTCTGCCTGCTTTTAAATCGGTTAAAGAGCCTCTGCTTGCACCTGTTTCTTTGCACATTACTGTTACATTTATATTTCTCTTTTTGCACAAGCTTTCAATTCTATTGTACAATTCTGACATAGTTACACCTCATAATTTGTGTAATATAACAAAATTACGCAAAAGAGTAATTTTCACTTGACAATTACGCAAAAGTGTAATATAATACAGTCAAGGCAATACGCAAGAGCGTAATATTTGTATCTGGTAAATATATTATATTACATTTAAACGTAACTGTCAATATGTAAAACACATATTAGTGTGAATATTATGCAAAGGTGGTGTTAATTATTAGTGAACGTAAAAGACCGCTGACTGAGTACGGCGTGGAAGTCAAGGTGCGACTTGTTAAGCTCAACAAGACACAGAAGTGGCTCATTGAGGAAGTCAAGAAACTTCTTCCTGAAACTTATCTCGACACATCAAACCTGTATAAGATAATGACGGGTGAGATAAAGTCAAACAAGATTGAAGCGGCTATCAATGAAGTCCTTGACATTAATTATACTCAGAACACTGAAAATGTCAACAGCTAACAGTACGAGAAAACGGACAGAAAATGAGGGGGATGAGAAAGTGGAACAGAAAATTACTGCTATTCCAAGAGGGTGTGACAGTGCTAGGGTTGAGCAGGTGATCGTAACAAGAGCCTTGAAAGGTGCAGGAACAGAAGATGACCCCTGTAGAGAGGTCATTCAGTATTGGACTCTTGACGGAGAGCTGATCGTAACAAGATCACAATATGAGGAGGGCAAACGTTGAATTTGAAAAAGATAGCGTACTATCTTGGTATTGCGTTGTGCCTAGCAAGTCCGCTTGCATTCGGTATATGTATGCTAATAGGGCTTGACAACACAATTCCGTTGTCTCTCATGATAACTAGCAATGTTTGCAGGATATGTTCACTGGAAGCAGAAATGACAGAAAATACAAAGAGGAGGGACAAAGCAATGAAAATGTACAAAGTAACAACAGTAGACCAGTATCATTATAAAAGGGTGTTCACAGTAGCAGCAAAGAGTCAGTACGAGGCTCTGACAAAGGCAAGTGTTATTAGGCCCCATGAGAATGTTTTGACTATCGAGGAGGTGGACTAAATGCTCAGAGTGATATCATCGGTAGAAGCGGTGGAACGGCTGAAAGCCGCAGGCTTCAACACCAACGTGAACAGGCTGAACGCAGGACTCAGACAGGGCGTGTATCCTTTCGGCTGTGCCATTAAGCTTAACGAGTATGTGTATGAAATATACTCAACGCTGCTTGACAAGTGGATAGCAGAGAGATCAGAAAGGACGTGAGAAAATGAACAACCTGATAACAACGCTGGAGATCATCAGATATGCGTCAGCTATAGCACTGTGTGTGGCGCTGGTTGCACTGGCAATCTATGGACTGTATCGAAACATAAAAGAAACCGCAGAAGACACAGTTCGTGAGGAATTAGAGCGTGCAGTGAGAGAAGCAGGCAGACCCATAGTCAAAGTCGAAATACAGACGAAAGGAAAGTGGTAATGAACATTGTTGGAATACTGCTGATAACAATAGCCGTGCTTGCAGGGATAGATGTAGTGATGTATCTTGTGCTGAGCGTGGCGGATAGGCACTGGGAGAAACGTTTTGAAAACGAGGAGGATAAGAACAATGAAAGTTCTGATAGCCTGTGAAGAATCACAAGAGGTCTGCAAGGCGTTCCGTGCGAAAGGACACGAAGCGTACAGCTGCGATATTCAGATGTGTTCAGGCGGTCACCCTGAATGGCATATATGCAATGATGTTTTGGATATTATCAATGGCAATACCGATTTCTTCACCTGTGACGGCAAGCAGCATACTGTTGAAACATGGGATATGATTATCGCACACCCACCGTGTACATACCTGACCAACGTGGCTACACGCCACTATAGTTTGAAATGCACACCTGCTGAAAAGGTGGTCGAGCGTATGAAACACCGTGAAGAATCAATAGTATTTTTTATGCAGATTGTGTCGGCGAACGCGTCGAAAATTGCAGTGGAAAACCCTATAGGGCGTATGAATACTGTATTCAGAAAGGCAGATCAAATAATTCACCCATATATGTTTTCAAACGGGCCGGAAGACTCAGAACAGTTTGTCACAAAGGCGACGTGTTTATGGCTAAAGGGGCTGCCTGTCCTACGACCAACATATACAGGGGACAAGCCTGATAATGGCAAGCTGTTTGGACGATATTCTAATGGTAAATCACGCACATGGGAAGAAACACGTCATTCTGGCAAAGATCGTGCTAAGGTAAGGAGCAAAACGTTTAAAGGTATTGCTTTTGCAATGGCTGAACAATGGGGAAATATTAAGGAGGATAACGATGATAGTGATGAGAGAGGTATTTAAGAGGGACAAGCCCCTTGACAACGGCAGCGGAGCGGTAAGCCTTTGCGTGTTCCATTCAACTGTCAAGTCTGACGAGTGCGGTGCACTGACAGTAACGCCAACGAGAGATTACTGCCGTAGATGTGCATTCTACAAGACTCGTGAGGACTTCGACAGAGGGCTTGGCGATGCCGCAAGGTCGCTGAGGGATAAGGGGATTGAACCTGTGAAGAAGATGGACTATGACGGCAGGCAGTATATGAGCGTAAGACCTATTGAAAAGGAGGATAAAGATGATACCGATGATGTCAAAAGAAGAGTTTGAAAAGGCGGTTGAGGTTTGCACTAGTGCAGATACGAACTGTGCACACTGTCCGCTTAGCAAAAAAATCTATAGATGCGGCGGATATTTTGCCCGCTACATAAAAGAAACCGAGCCTGCACCTGCGGCAACAGGCACAAGCTCGGAGGTATCAAAAGATACCAGTTCAATATTACACCTTGATGATAGCACAAAAGCAGCGATTTGTCAAGCATATGATACCGTAGACGAAGCCTGTACAGATATAATCGGTATCTATGAAGGAATGTCTGAGCGAGAACATAGAGCCTTTGACATTGGCGAGGCGTATGGAAAGATATGCAGCACAAGGGATAAGCTTGAAAATATGAAAGGAGCGAACTAAAATGTCAGTAAAAATAAACTCACTTGAATTTGAGAACGTAAAGAAGATAAAAGCCGTACAGCTTGAGCCTGCAAAGAATGGACTTACTGTTATCGGCGGAAAGAACAGGCAGGGCAAGACCTCTGTCCTTGACGCTATCGCTTGGGCGCTTGGCGGTGACAAGTACAAGCCGTCCTCTCCTCAGCGTGAGGGGTCTGTTGTCGAACCGCACTTGAAGATCACCCTCGATAATGGTATCGTGGTGGAGCGTTCGGGCAAGAACAGCTCTCTCAAAGTCACCGACAGCACAGGCAAAAAAGGCGGTCAGCAGCTTTTGAACAGCTTCGTTGAACAGTTCGCACTTGACCTGCCTAAGTTCATCAACCAGTCAAGCAAGGAAAAAGCAGCAACTTTGCTGAAAATAATAGGCGTGGGTGATACGCTCTATCAGTTGGAGCATAAGGAACATTCACTCTATGACCAGCGTACCGCTATCGGCAGGATAGCTGACCAGAAGTCTAAGTTCGCAAAGGAAATGCCCGTGTACGCAAACGTCCCTGCCGAGCCTGTTTCAGCTTCGGAGCTTATCAGACAGCAGCAGGATATACTTGCTCGCAACGGTGAAAATCAGCGTAAACGTGACCAGAAAGAATACTACGAAAAGCAGTTGGAGATTGCTAAGTCCGCCTATGAGCGTGCAAAAGCAAGCTATGAAGCGGCAGTGAACAACTTCAAGCTTGCAAGCCTTGACGCACAAGACCTTGTGGACGAAAGCACAGCGGAGCTTGAAAAGAACATCTCAGATATCGAGGAACTGAACAAGAAGATAAGAGCAAACCTCGACAGGGAAAAAGCTGAGATAGATGCTGAGGACTACCGTTCACAGTATACATATCTCACTGAGCAGATAGAGGAGGTAAGGCAGGCAAAGACTGACCTGCTGAGCGGTGCCGACCTGCCCCTTGAGGGCCTTTCCGTTGAGGACGGAGAGCTGCTGTATAACGGGCATAAGTGGGACAGTATAAGCGGAGCTGAACAGCTTATCGTCGCTACCTCTATCGTGAGAAAGCTCAACCCTGACTGCGGTTTTGTCCTGCTGGACAAGCTTGAACAAATGGATACCGACACCCTTGATGACTTCGGCAAGTGGCTTGAAGCACAGGGCTTGCAGGCGATAGCAACGAGAGTTTCCACAGGTGACGAGTGCAGTATCATTATCGAGGACGGCAGGTCAATGGACAATGATAAGGAAGAAAACACAGAAACAAAAACTTGGAAAGCAGGTGCATTTTAATGTATGAGATAACATCAGGAGTTGTAAGCTCCGCACAGAAAGTCGTGATATATGGTCCTGAGGGCATAGGCAAATCCACCTTTGCGGCTCAGTTCCCCGACCCTGTATTTATTGATACTGAGGGCAGTACAAAGAAGCTGAACATCAGACGTTTCCCTAAGCCGTCAAGCTGGGAAATGCTCAAAAACGAGGTAAAGGAAGCTATGAACGGCAGGCTCTGCAAGACCCTTGTCATTGATACATTTGATTGGGCTGAACAGCTTTGCATTGAAACGATCTGCTCGGCACATCAGAAGAAAGGCATTGAAGATTTCGGCTACGGCAATGGCTATGTTTACGAAAAAGAGGAGATAGGCAAGTTTCTTAATCTCTTGCAGGAGGTAGTTGACAGCGGTATCAACGTTGTGCTTACGGCTCACGCTCAGATGAGAAAGTTTGAACAGCCTGACGAGCTGGGCGCTTATGACCGCTGGGAACTGAAACTCGGCAAAAAGACCTCTTCTCAGATATCGCCTCTTGTGAAAGAATGGGCAGATATGGTGCTGTTTGCAAACTACAAAACATATGCAGTAGCTGTGGATAAGGACGGCAAGAAGTTCAAGGCTCAGGGCGGCGACCGTGTAATGTACACCACTCATCACCCTTGCTGGGACGCCAAGAACCGTGACGGGCTGCCCCCTGAAATGCCCTTTGACTTTGGCGGCATAGCTCACCTGTTTGCGTATACACAGCCTGCTGAAATGCCTAAGCCTGTGCCGATGCCAAGACGTGTGCAAGAGCAGCTTGCACAGCCGAAAGCAGCACCGCAGCCACCTCATAAGACATCAAACGCAGTGACATTGCAGCAGGCTCAGCCGACAGCTGCACCAAAGGCAGAAGAACCCCTTACAGATCTCAGCGGCTTTGAGGACGTTGCACCACCTATCGTTATCCCTGAGGGCATACCGAAAGCACTTGCAGACCTTATGAGAGCCAACAACGTAAGCGAATCGGATATACGTCTTGTGGTATCTCAGAGAAACTATTTCCCTTATGATACTCCTATTACAAACTATCCTGACGACTTTGTACAGGGCTGTCTGATAGGTGCTTGGGAGCAAATGCTGCCGCTTATCAGAGAAAATCAGAAAGTACCATTTTAAAAGGAGGACAACACTATGGATAATTTTATGGAATACGGCTGGGAAGATGAGATAGTCAACGAGGGTGGGGACTTTGTCCTGCTCCCTGAGGGGGACTATGACTTCACAGTTGCAAAGTACGAACGTGCAAGACACGAGGGGTCGGCAAAAGTGCCGCCCTGCAATATGGCAAAGGTCACATTCACCATTTGGGGTGCAGAGGACAGCGTGGAGATAACAGAAAACTTCTTCCTCTGCAACAAGTTTGAGTGGAAGCTCTCAGCACTTTTCCTGGCTCTCGGGCTAAAAAAGCATGGCGAGCCGCTGAAAATGAACTGGAACGCTATCACAGGCAAAAAGGGCAAGTGTCACGTCTACGTTGACAACTACAAGAACAAGGACGGCGAGGACAGGCAGTCCAACAAGATTAAGAAGCTCTATGCCTATGACGAGAATGTGACTACCGTTCAGCCTACTCAGACGCAGACACCACAGTATAGTCAGCCTGCTCAGACAGGTGGCTGGAAAGCCGGTGCGTTCTGATGATGAATTTAAGACCATATCAAAACGAGGCTAAGCTTGCTATACTCGAACAATGGTCTGAGGGAATAAACAAGGTCCTTGCAGTTCTGCCCACAGGAACGGGAAAGACAATACTTTTTTCGGCTGTTACGGAAGAATGTGTGCGGCAGGGTAAGCGTGTGCTTATCCTTGCCCACAGGGGCGAGCTGCTTGACCAGGCGGCGGACAAGCTTATGAAGTCAACAGGGCTTGGCTGTGCCACCGAAAAAGCAGAGCAAAGCTGTTTAGGCTCTTGGTATCGTGTGGTAGTAGGCTCAGTTCAGACCCTTATGCGAGAGAAAAGGCTCAAAGGGTTTTCGGAAAATTACTTCGATACCATTATCATTGACGAGGCTCATCACGCTATCTCAGACGGCTATCAGAGAGTGCTTGACCATTTTCCTGAAGCTCAGGTACTTGGCGTGACGGCTACACCTGACAGGGGCGACATGAAGAATTTAGGCTCGGTGTTTGACAGCCTTGCATATGAATACACTCTGCCGCAGGCTATCAAAGAGGGCTATCTTTCACCTATCAAGGCTATCACCATACCGCTGAAACTTGACCTTTCAGGAGTATCAACTCAGGCAGGAGATTTCAAGGCAAGTGACATCGACACGGCACTTGACCCATATCTTTATCAGATAGCTGACGAAATGCTCAAATACTGTAAGAAACGCAAGACAGTTGTGTTCCTGCCGCTTGTCAAGACCTCTCAGAAGTTCCGTGATATCCTTATCAGCAAAGGGTTCAACGCCGCTGAGGTCAACGGAGAAAGCACAGACAGAGCGGAGATACTTGAAGCTTTCGACAAGGGCGAATACAATGTGCTGTGCAACTCAATGCTCCTCACAGAGGGCTGGGACTGTCCGTCAGTTGACTGCGTTATCGTACTAAGACCAACAAAGGTGCGTGGGCTTTACTGTCAAATGGTAGGCAGAGGCACAAGACTCTGCGAGGGAAAGACAGAGCTTTTGCTGCTTGATTTCCTATGGCACACAGAACGCCACGAGCTTTGCAGACCTGCACACCTTATCTGTCAGAATGAAGAGGTCGCTGAGAAAATGACCGAAAACCTTGCCAATGAGGCAGGCTGTGCAGTGGATATCGAAGAGGCAGAAAAACAGGCAAGCGAGGACGTTGTGGCACAGCGTGAAGAGTCTTTGGCAAAGCAGCTCAAAGAAATGAAAACACGCAAGCGAAAGCTCGTTGACCCTTTGCAGTATGAAATGTCAATACAGGCTGAGGACTTGTCCTCTTACGTTCCTGCTTTTGGCTGGGAGTGTGCTCCTGCTACCGACAAGCAGAAAGCAAAGCTTGAAAAGCTGGGCATTTTCCCTGACGATATAGACAACGCAGGCAAGGCAAAGCTTATCCTTGACCGCCTTGAAAAGCGCCGCAATGCAGGACTTACCACACCAAAGCAGATAAGGCTGCTTGAAAGCAAAGGCTTTGAACACGTCGGCTCTTGGAGCTTTGACAGCGCAAGCAGTATGATAGCCCGTATTTCTGCCAATGGTTGGAGAGTGCCGAGAGATATCGACCCGAAAACATACACACCTGAGAACTAAGGAGAAGTGAATGGATAACACAAATTTGCTTAAAATGCTTGAATACATAGACCCTGCAAGCTGTGATTATCAAGAATGGGTCAATGTGGGAATGGCTCTCAAGCACGAGGGCTATTCCGTGAACGACTGGGACAGTTGGTCGAGGTCAGACAGCCGTTATCACAGCGGTGAGTGTGAACGCAAGTGGCAAGGCTTTAACGGCAATGCTCAGCCTGTGACCGCAGGAACTATCGTGCAAATGGCAAAGGAAAGAGGATACAGTCCCCATGAGTTTAAGGCATACGATTGGGACGGCGAGATAGTTGCAGAAGAAAGCAGTCCCCTTGTAAACGGCGGTGAGGGCATACCGATCACCGAGCCTGCCCAATGGGATCCTGTCAAGGAGATAGTCACATATCTTGAAACACTCTTTGAGGCAGGAGAGAACGTGGGCTATGTTACGCAAACGTGGGAAACAGAAAAGGACGGCAAGACCAGGTATTTGCCCACAAAAGGGTGCTGTGACAGGACGGCAGGGGAACTTATCAAGAGGCTTGGCGAATGTAACGGCGACATTGGTGCTGTGTTTGGCGACTACAAGGAAGAAGCCGGAGCGTGGATACGCTTCAATCCTCTTGACGGCAAGGGCGTAAAGAACGAGAATGTAACAGACTACCGCTATGCTCTTGTTGAAAGCGACAGTATGCCAATAGAACAGCAGAATGCTGTGATGAGAGAGCTTGAACTTCCTATCGCTGTGCTTGTATACAGCGGTGGAAAGAGCGTTCACGCTATCGTCAAGATAGACGCTCCCAACTATGATGAATACCGCAGGCGTGTTGATTTTCTTTACAAGGTCTGCAAGGAAAGCGGTCTTGACATAGATAAACAAAACCGCAATCCCTCACGTCTTAGCCGTATGCCTGGTGTGATGAGAAACGGCAAGAAACAGTTCATCATTGACAAGAACATAGGCAAAGAAAGTTTTTCGGAGTGGAAAGATTACATAGAGAGTATCAATGATGATCTCCCCGACCCTGAGAGCCTGAGTGCTGAGTGGGATAACCTGCCTGAGCTTGCTCCGCCACTTATTGACGGCGTGCTGAGGCAGGGTCACAAAATGCTCATTGCAGGTCCGTCAAAGGCCGGCAAGTCTTATGCACTTATCGAAATGTGCGTGGCGATAGCTGAGGGGGTAAAGTGGTTTGGCTGGCAATGCACCAAAGGAAAGATACTATACGTCAACCTGGAGCTTGACAGAGCATCTTGTCTGCATCGTTTCAAGGACGTGTACACCGCAATGCACTTAGAGCCTGATAACCTCAACAGCATAGACATATGGAACTTGCGAGGTCACAGCGTACCAATGGACAAGCTTGCACCAAAGCTTATACGCCGAGCAAGCAAGAAGAATTACATTGCCGTGATAATAGACCCTATCTACAAGGTCATAACAGGCGACGAGAACTCAGCAGACCAAATGGCGCATTTCTGCAACCAGTTTGACAAGGTATGCACAGAGCTTGGCTGTGCGGTCATATATTGCCATCACCACTCAAAGGGAGCGCAGGGCGGTAAGCGTTCAATGGACAGAGCCAGCGGTTCAGGAGTATTCGCCCGTGACCCTGACGCACTTCTTGACCTTTCAGAGCTTGACATTTCAGACAGCCTTTACAAGCAGCAGGAGGACGAAACTGTTTGCCGTATCTGTGAGAACTGGATGAGGAGATTTTACAGAAATACTGATGACCTTTGTTCACAGGACGATCTTGTTACGCCGTCAAAAATGCTTGAGATAACACACAAGCACCTGCACCCGAACTCATACAAGCTTATGATGGCCGACATAGACAAGGCTAAGCTTGCGGTAAGAAACCGCACGGCATGGCGTATAGAGGGTACTCTGAGAGAGTTCCCGAAATTTGCTCCCCTCAATATGTGGTTTGATTATCCTGTTCACAGAGAGGATACCGTGGGCGTGCTTAAAGACTGCGAGGTGGAGGACATCTCACCGAATTGGAAGAAGAATTTCAGCAAGAAGAAGACCAATGAAGACCGAAGCAAGGAGCGCAAGGAGAGCATTGAAACAGCTTTCAGCGGTGTGCAGGAAAACGGCAAGTGCCGCATTTCTGAGCTGGCGGAGTACATAGGAAAGAGCGAAAAGACCGTTGGAAGATACCTCAAAGAGCATGGTGGCTTTTGGATAGAAGAGGGAGAATGTGGCTTAAAAGCTCAGTAGACAGACAAGACAAAATCGAATTTTTGAACTTTAGACAGACAGGAAAAAATCGAAAAAGTGTCAGGACAAAATCGAACTTTTTTTCTTGTCGGACAATATCGAAAATTACCGAATTTGTCGGACGGACAGACAAATCTATTATTATAAACAATACTTTTTGTCGGGGGCTTAAACTCGCCCCGACGAAAAAGTAGTTTGAATAATGACGCACGAGAGGAGCACACGCAGATGAAAGCAACAAGAAGTAAGGCAAGGCAAGACGTTGTTAATGCAGCTAAGAAAATGCCACCGCTTTTTCATAAGCTGCCTAATGAAGATTTCGACTATCGAAAATCACGCACGCTTTGGTGGCTCGTGAAACAGCCGCAGGTACTCAAATACATTTGGGATATGGTCAAACAGTCGGGAGCATTGGTGTATGATGACAAGTCACACAAGTGGCACGGAGTAGATTTCAAATGTGAGGAGGAAGATGATGACTGAATTTTTTATGGCGATGATACCGCCGACGGCTACGGCGCAGGAGCACAAGGTGGCAGTAAGAAACGGCAAGCCGATATTTTATGACCCACCTGAAGTGAAAGCGGCAAAAGAAAAGCTCATGGCAAATCTTTTTAAGTATAGCCTTAACACTCCATACCGTGAGGGCGTTCGCCTGACGGTGAAGTGGCTGTTTCCAAATGACGGCAAGCACAAGGACGGAGAGTACAAGATCAGCAAGCCCGACACAGACAACCTGCAGAAGATGTTCAAGGACTGCATGACACTATGCGGCTTTTGGACTGACGACCAGCTTGTGGCGAGTGAGATATGCGAGAAGTTTTGGGCGGACATACCCGGCATTTATGTGAGGATAGAGGAGCTATGACGATACACGAAGTAAAGAAGAGTCTCGGACGCAGGGTGAGCTACAACGGCTCTGACTGCTACGAGCTGACAGGGTGCATTATCCGCAAGAACAGTAAGACAGGTCAGTTCTTCTATCAGGCAGAGATCGCTGACAAGACTTGTGGCAATACGTTGGTGTATTGTAGGCTGGAAGAGTTGAGGTGTGAGGAGGCAAAAGAATGAAAACACATAATCTGAAACTTAGCATAGAATTTTGTGACGCTGTTCTGAGCGGTGAGAAAACTTTTGAGGTCAGAAAGAATGACAGAGGTTTTCAGTCAGGAGATCTGATAAGATTTATACCGACTGACGGAACGTCTTATCGTAGCTCAGACGGCACAGTAAGAGAACACGCAAAACATGAGATATCAGGACATACATACAAGATAACATATATCCTCAACGGCTGGGGAATAAAGAACGGGTATGTTGTGCTGGGAATAAGAGAGGAGATAGCCTATGGAAAGAAACGACCCAATGACCATGTCACGCCTGAAAGCCTACCGCAGGAACGCCTCAGCCATTGAGGACATCAAGGCAGAGCTTTCGGGCAAGTACGTTGCTGACAGTATCAGCGTATGCACTCCGCCGTCCTACACGCCACACAGCACACGCATAGACGGCTTCTTACCAAACGGTGATACACTTTCATTGCTGTGTGAGCAGGCTCGACTAGAGCGTGAACAGAGGGCTGTGGAGGAGTTTATCAAGGGGATAGAGGACTATCGGACACGGCGAATGTTCGTGCTGAAATTCATCAAGGGTAAGACGTACTTGCAGATAGCTATGCAGGAGAGCGGTGGGAGAATCACAGAGGACGCAGTTGAAAAGAAGATAAAAAGATATATTTCAAAAAAAACTTGATTTGTCGGTTTTGTCGGTTTTTGCTGTGTTATAATTTAAACTGAGGAAAGTGTAGATGTACCTCAGACTTGTACTTTCATTGAAGTCACCTCCAATTTTCTAAGCCCCGTAAGGGGCTATGCAGAACGTGAGTGCATGAGCTTGCGGTCTGCCTATACGGTCAGTTGGTTTCCCGACAAAGCCAGCACATAATATTTGAACCGCCGCCAAGCCGTGAACTATATTCTAGAGCTTCGGGCGGTGTATGCAGGTCGAGAGCGTGCCAGCTCGAAGTCTGCTCCACCATTTTAGATACTCCTTAATTGATTTTCCGCAGGACGTCCTTTATCGGGTCGCTTTTGCGTTGAGAAGGTGACCTTATGCCAATCCCAAGACCAGACCGAAGCGGTTCACATCAACAGCAGTTCCGTATCAACAAGAAGAAAATCTACGCTACCCAAACAGTCTGCGGTATCTGCGGAAAGCCTGTTGATTTTTCCTTGAAATATCCTCACCCTTTGTCGGCTTGTATAGATCATATCATACCCATAGCAAAAGGCGGTCACCCTTCGGACATTTCAAACTTGCAGTTGGCGCATTGGTGTTGTAATCGTCAGAAATCTGACAAACTTGTGGAAAAACAGGTGTTTGACCAGTCTCTTGAACTGATTTCCAACCGAATTTTACCACAATGCTACGATTGGAAGAATTTTTAACAAATTATTGACAATATGGGGGGTATGCCCCCTTTTGAGGTCAAAAAAGACCTTCACCGCCGCACTGCTTATATTTCTCGCAGGATTGAAATAACTGGAAAGGATATACAAGATGAGCGAATACAAAGGCATGGCATATTTGAAAAAGAAGCTCTCCTCAAAGGCTTCGAGGGTCAATGTGCGCTATGACTACTATCACATGAAGAACGGCCTTACTGACATGGGCAAAATGATACCACCAAGCTATAACTGGATGCGTCCTGTGCTAGGCTGGTGTGCAAAGGCTGTTGATACCCTTGCGGACAGAATAGTATTTGACAGTTTCGAAGACAACACTTTCTACGTAAACGAGATATTTGACAACAATAATCGTGACGTGTTCTTTGATTCTGCTATTCTCTCAGCGTTGGTGTCCTCCTGCTGCTTTGTGTATATTTCGGCTGATGAAACAGGCTATCCACGCTTGCAGGTCATTGATGGCAGTAACGCTACTGGCATTATCGACCCTATCACGAATATGCTCCGAGAGGGCTATGCAGTGCTTGATAGGGATAACAATTTCAACCCCACCATTGAAGCCTACTTCACCGCCGAACAGACAGAGATATATCGCAGAGGCTATGATGTTGAGATTTATGACAATCCTGCGCCTTATCCCCTGCTTGTGCCTATCATATACCGTCCCGACGCTGTTCGTCCTTTCGGTCACAGCAGGATATCAAGGGCGTGTATGGAGCTTGTGCAGGAAGCTATGAGAACGCTCAGGCGGTCGGAAGTATCAGCCGAGTTTTACAGCTTCCCACAAAAATATATACTCGGTCTTTCGGATGATGCCGAGAAAATAGAGAAAATGGACAAATGGGGTGCAACAATGTCCTCACTGCTGACTATCACCAAAGATGATGATGGTGGCAATCCTACTGTCGGACAGTTTCAGCAGCAGTCCATGTCACCATACTCTGAACAGCTTAAATCTATAGCTTCTCTTTTTGCCGGAGAAACAGGGCTGACCCTTGATGACTTGGGCTTCGCAACGTCCAACCCTGCCAGCTGTGAAGCGATCAGAGCAGCACACGAAAATCTTAGACTTACCGCACGCAAGGCGCAGAGGACGTTCGGTAGTGGTTTTCTAAACGTGGCGTATCTTGCCGCCTGCGTTCGTGATAACACGACCTATATGCGCTATGCTTTCAGTGACATCAAACCGCAGTGGCTTCCTATTTTTGAACCTGACTCTGCCGCACTCTCGGGTGTGGGCGATGCTATCTTGAAGATAAATCAGGCTGTTCCTGACTATCTGGGTGCAAAGGGCATCCGTCAGCTCACAGGCATAGAGGGCGAAAACAATGGCTGATATCGGCGCAGAATTGCTTAAAAAAATCCGTGCTGAGTTTCAAAGCAGGTGCAGAGCTGACAAGTACATTCAATCGTTTTTGAAGAAAATAGATGGTGGTACTGCGGAAATGGAAGAAGTCGCCCTGCTTTCAAAAAGGCTCGGCCTTCGTGCTTCGCAAGCTATCGGAGCATATGTGAATGCAAGCGCTTTGCCTGATGGCAAGATGTACTACAACATCGCCGATACCATACTCACGGGCGTGCTCAAGGACAACTACGATGTTATAAACTCCGCTGCCGCAGAATGCCAAAAAGCACTTGACAAAACAGCGGGCATAAACATCACACCTCAGCAGGCTGCCTTCCCTACCGAGCGTGTGCAGGCGGTAGTCAATGCGGCTTCTGTACCGGATATTGCAGAAGAAGTGATGATACGGCGAATGACAGCTCCGGCGCAGAACATCACCGAGAGTTTTTACACCGATTATGTTCAAAAAAACGTGAAGCTTCGTTCTGATGCAGGACTGGACTGCTATATCATTCGCAACGATCACGGCGGCTGCTGTAAGTGGTGTTCAAAGCTTGCAGGTAAATATCACTATCCCGAAGATGTTCCAAAAGACGTTTACCGCAGGCATGATAACTGCGGCTGTACTGTTACATACCTCAACGGCAGAAAAGCACAAAACGTGTGGAGCAAGACCAAGTGGAACGTTTCTGACGATGAATTTGAACGTATGAAAAAGGCTGGAGCCAGAGAGCCTGTCAGAATTGTTGACAAATCGGGCAAATGTGATATAATAGAAACAAAGAAGCCAAATTATGCAAGGGCTACATATGAAATTCAGCACGAATGTGAAGTCAATAAAGTTGCTTACAACAAAGTTGAAAAACGCTCTGAGCAATTAAGCAACAGCGAGATCATAAACAGATTGGCTGGTGGAGATATGACAAAAGGCTCGTGTGCTTCACTTGGGTTTGCTTACATAGGCAATAAGAACGGACTTGACGTTCTTGATTTCAGAGGTGGAAACAGTCAGGATATATTCTCAAGAACGTCCACGATAAAGAAAGTCCTGGAACTTCCAAACGTGAAAGGCGCTGTGGTCAAAGTCAAAAAGGAAGCCGCTGAAACCGCTGCATTGCTGAAAAAGCTTGAGCATAACAAAGAATATTTTGTTGCAGCAGGAAAACACGCTGCTATTGTCAGAAACACTGAAAACGGGCTTGAGTACTTAGAGCTCCAGTCGAGAATGCAAAATGGCTGGACATCGTTCAACAAGTATGGCTCGACTGTTGCGACACTCCAAGAGCGTTTCAAGTGTCGCAAAACAGTTGACAGGTCGTTCGGAATGGTGTGGGAAAAATCAGTTATTATAATAGACACAGATTCATTTGCAGATAGCGACGATTTTCAACATATACTTGGATACATAAACACCGCTGTTGATAAGCAGGAAAAGGGGTTGAGTGGTAATGTCAAATAGATGGTACAAAGAAGAAGATACTGATGTTATTTGGTGGAAAGATGATCCGAACACTATTGGAGAGTTTGTATTCAGCTTTGACAAAACCACTGAATTTAATATGTTCCGTGATTATCCTTATAAATTAACAAAAGAGCAGAAACAGATTTTTGACAAAGAAAATCCCGAATGGGCAGATTTCTTTAAAGACAGAAAATAAATTTTTACCGCTCCGCTACGGCGAGGCGGTATTTTTATACCCAAAATCAGAAAGGACGGATATTATGGACTGGAAAGAAAGAATGAAAAAAGAGTACGCCGAGTTGAAAGAACGTTACGAAAAGCTTAAAGCATATAACAACAAGTTGGAGGTTAAGTGTAGAATTAGCAGATGTGCAGACTCTTCATTGGAGGATAGTTACAGGTGTGACCTATTGAGAAATCAGCAGCGAGTAATGGGAGAGTATCTTCATTACCTTGAATTAAGAGCAGTGCTCGAAGAGATCGAACTTTAATTTACATCGGAATTCAGCACCTTAACGGGTGCTTGGTTCATACCCAAAAGGAGGTAATTCCCTATTGAGGATAAGAGAATCGGCAGGCAGACCCCCACCATATCGGTAGTGTTGCCGTATGAGCAGACCAAAGGCAATGAGGCTATCGCAATGTACAACAAATCGGGGCGCACCGCACAGGAGTGGCAGGAGCTAATGCTTTATGACATCATGGCAGTGGACGATGAGGGATTGTGGAAACACATGAAGTTCGGCTGGTCGATACCAAGACGTAACGGCAAGTCAGAGCTGCTTATCATGCGTGCAATCTATGGTCTGCAAAATGGCGAGCGTGTTCTTTACACCGCCCACCGAACTACAACATCACATTCGGCATGGGAGAAGATAATCGACCGTATCACAAAAATGGGCTTTCTTGAAAAAGAGGACTTCAAGACCGCAAAGCAGTTTGGTCTTGAGTGCATCAGGTGGCTCAAGGGTGATGGAATTATTAATTTCCGCACACGTTCATCAAAGGGCGGACTTGGTGAAGGCTATGACCTGCTTGTCATCGACGAGGCACAGGAATACACCACTGACCAAGAAACAGCCCTAAAATATGTCGTTACAGACAGCCAAAATCCTCAGACGTTGATGTGTGGAACACCTCCAACAATGGTGTCTGCCGGCACAGTTTTCACAAAATACCGACAGAAGACGATATCGGGCAAAGGCGGTGACGACGGCTGGGCTGAATGGTCCGTGCCAAAGCTCACAAATGCACATGATCCTGAGCTGTGGTATGCCACTAACCCGTCTTTAGGCACTATCCTCACCGAACGTAAGATACGCTCTGAGCTTGGCGACCCGAAAGACGACCAGGTTGATGATAATATCCAGCGTTTAGGTTTATGGCTGACCTACAATCAAAAGTCGGCTATAAGTAAAGGAGAGTGGCAGGCACTTTGTATCACTGGCAAGCCCAATATCAGCAGAGAACTGTTTTTCGGCATTAAGTATGCAAAGGTCACGGATAACGTATCTTTGGCTGTCGCTGCAAAAACAACCGACGGCAAGATATTTGTCGAGGCTATTGACTGCCGCCCTGTAAGAGAGGGGAACGGCTGGATAATCGCATATCTGCGCAATCCGCATATGCGTGAAACTGTCATTGACGGCGCAAACGGACAGTCTTTGCTTGCGGCAGATATGAAGAACGCAGGTATCAAGCGCAAGCCTATCCTGCCGAAAGTCGCTGATGTGATCACTTCGTCAGCAGGTTTTGAGCGAGGAGTATTCGCACAGAATATTTGTCACGCTGACCAACCTTCTCTTGAACAAGTCATTGCAAACTGTGAACACAGAGCTATAAGCTCAGGCGGAGGTTTTGGCTATACCTCAATTCTTGAGGGTGCTGACATATCACTGCTTGAGGCGGTGGTGCTTGCTCACTGGGCGTGTGCAAATTCATCAGATAAAAAGAAAGTACAGAAAATAAGCTGGTAACAGCTTGTTGTATATCACCTACACCGCAGGGTAAAGCGGGGAAAGGAAACACTATGGCAGAATTTGAAGCTATAACAACACAGGAAGCCTTCGACAATGCGATAAAGGCAAGGCTCGACCGCAACACGGACACAGTCAAGAAACAGTTTGAGGGTTACATTTCCCCTGACGATTTCAAAACGAAGACAGCCGACCTTAACAGCAAGATCACCGACCTTACAGGCAAGCTTGCGGAAAAGGATACAGCTATCGCAGACCTCACGGCTAAGAACAAGGCATACGAGACCAGCTCGGTAAAAATGAGAATTGCCCACGAAAACGGTATTCCTTATGAGCTTGCGAACAAGCTTTCGGGAGACACAGAAGAAGCTATCAAGAAGGACGCTGAAACATTTGCAAAGTTTATCGGCAAAAAGCAGACAGCTCCTCTTGGTCACACAGAACACAATCACGCAGACGGCAAGAATGCGGCATATAAGTCGCTGCTTGCAGGTCTTATAAAGTAAAGAAAGGAAGTAATATTTATGGCAGATATTCTCTCAAAGGAAAATAAGTTTGACCCTGTTCTTGTAAAAGAACTTTTTGACAAGGTAAAGGGCAAGTCCTCACTGGCTGCGCTTTGCGACCGAACACCTATCGCATTTAACGGACAGAAAGAGTACATTTTCACAATGGACGATGAATGCGATCTTGTAGCTGAAAATGGCAAAAAGACAAGGGGAAGCGTTGCGCTTGCACCTGTGACTATCGTTCCTGTTAAGCTTGAATACGGCTCACGAATTTCAGACGAATTTCTCTATGCTTCTGAGGAAGCTCAGATAGACATTCTGAGAAATTTCTCTGACGGCTTTGCAAAGAAAGTGGCAAGAGCCCTTGACATCATGGCTTTTCATGGCGTTAATCCAAGAGCCAAGACGGCTTCTACGATTATAGGTACAAACCACTTCGACAACGGCGTAACTGTGATAAAGCAGGACGGCACGTCACCAAAGACACCTGACGCTCTTATCGAGGAGGCTATCGCTGCAGTGCAGGACAACGAATATGATATCTCAGGTCTTACAATGGCGCCGTCATTTAGAGCTGACCTTGCAAAAATGGTGGACACAAGCGGCAGAAAGATTTATCCTGACCTTGCTTGGGGCAATGCACCGACTTCTATGAACGGCATTCAGACAGTTACTAACAACACTGTTTCGTTCAATTCAAGCAAAGACCTTGCCATTGTGGGCGACTTTGCGAGAGCCTTTAAGTGGGGCTACTCAAAGGAAATTCCACTTACAATCATTCCGTACGGTGATCCTGACAACAGCGGACAGGACCTCAAAGGCTACAATCAGGTATACATCAGGGCCGAAGCATATATCGCTTGGGGCATTCTCGACAAGTCTGCATTCGCTGTCATTCAGTCAGCGGCTAAGTAAGGGGGCAGCATAAATGGCGGCAGAGTACGCAACTATCGAGGACGTTATAAAACTTGGTCGAAAGCTCACGACTGAAGAGCGGGAAAAGGCGGCGGCTCTGCTGCCTGTCGCCTGCGCAAAGCTTTCAACTGCCTGCAAGAAATATGGCAAAGATCTTGACATTATGATAGCCGATGAACCTGACGTAGAACTTGTGGCAAAAGATATCATAGTTCGTGCCACGCTGAGAGCTGTAGACACCATTGCGGACAGCTCTCCTGCGACTTCGCAGGCTTCACAATCGGCTATGGGCTACTCAGTATCAATGACATATCTCAATGCAGGACAGCAGCTGTATTTCCTCAGAAACGAGCTGAAAGAACTGGGCGTTATGCGGCAGAGATACGGAGCTATGGAGGTATATGATGTATGAGATTAAATATCAAAGGCATACCTGTTAAGCTTTCTGTAAGAACGCAGAAAGGCATTGACGGCTTCAACAGACCTACATATGAGGTATCTCAGGAAGTTGTCGAAAACGTGCTTGTGGGCGAGCCGTCCGCAGAGGACGTTGTAAACGAGCTTAACTTATCGGGCAAACGCATAGTTTACACTCTTGCGATACCAAAAGGAGATACACACATTTGGGAAGACACAGAGGTCGAGTTCTTCGGCAGAAAATTCCGCACCATAGGGCTTCCAACAGAGGGCATTGAAGAAAATTTGCCGCTCAGTTGGAACAAGAAAGTAAAGGTGGAACGCTATGAGTAAAGTTAAGATAGAACTTGACCATAACGCAGTTGCGGCGTTTCTCTGCTCTGAACCTGTCGAAAGCATGGTCAAGGGCTATGCTGACAGAGCCGTTCAACGTCTTGGCACGGGGCATAAAGCGTATATTATCACATGGACAAGATACCCGAAAATGCGCCGAAAGGTCGCTATCGTCAAGGCTAAAACAAAGAAGGCTCAGCGTGCTAATCTTAGAGATAACACAATTTTAAAGGCGGTGCTTGGCAAGTGATAGAGAAGATAATTCTTGACTGGCTGGGAGCAAAGCTTGACGTTTCAGTTTATCTTGAAGAACCTAAAAACCCACCAAAAGAGTATGTGCTTATCGACAAGCTGGGTTCGGCAGAGAATGATTTTATCACCTCTGCCACCATAGCCGTTCAGAGCTACTCAGCGAGCCTATACGGGGCGGCAGAACTTAACGCAAAAGTTAAAAAGGCTATGTCTGAAAGCGTGTCACAGGGCAATATATGTCGCTGTGCGTGCACGTCAGACTACAACTATACAGACACAGAAACGAAGAGATACCGCTATCAGGCGGTATTCGATGTAACCTACTACGAGGAGTGATAATACTATGGCAAACAATAAAGATAACGTATCAACAGGCAAGCCAAAGGTAGGCGGAGCGGTTTTCACAGCGGTCACAGGATCTACACTGCCGACGGATGCAACAACAGCACTTGACGCAGCGTTCAAAAGCCTGGGCTACTGCTCAGAGGACGGTGTAACAAACAGTTCTGGCATTTCTACTGAAAACATCAAAGCCTGGGGTGGAGATATCGTTGATACACCACAGACAGAAAAGACGGACACGTTCAAGGTCAAACTGATAGAGTGTACCAATACAGATGTGCTGAAAACTGTCTACAATGGCAGCAATGTTTCGGGCGACCTTGACACTGGCCTGACTATCAAGGTAAACAGTGCCGAGCATGAAGATCAGGCGTTCGTGTTCGATATGATACTGAAAAATAACGTACTGAAAAGAGTGGTCGTTCCGTTCGGCAAGGTGACGGAGATATCTGACATCACCTATAAGGATAATGAGCCTATCGGCTATGAGCTGACTATCACAGCCACACCTGACGAGAACGGCAATACACACTATGAGTACATGAAAAAGGGGGAATAACCTATGCTGACAGGTAAGACAGAAAGCGGTTTTGAGTTTGAAATAGAGGAGAAGACCCTTGACGACTATGAGTTTATCGAAGCTGTCGGTAAGTGTGAACAGGGCGACCCTCTCGCATATGTCAAGGTAGTTGACGTCGCCCTGGGAAGCAAGAAAGAAAAGGCTTTTGCGAAGATAAGAGAAAAGTGCGGCTATGTATCAGCAAAAGAGATAACAAAGCTTATCGTGGAGATCTTCCAGACACCTAAAGCAAAAAACTCTTAGTCCTTGCCGCTGTCATGGAGCGCTATCCTGATGAGCTTGACTGCGATATGGTGCAGTATTATCACATATACGACTACAAGTCGCTGCCTGCACGAAAGGTGGCGACTTTTCTTTGTGGTCTTGACAGTTCATCACGGGTCAAGCGCAAGCTCAACGGAGTTGGCGGTTCGTTCTCTGAGATATTGCTTGCGCTGATATTTGACCGCCTGCAATGGATATGCTGGTCGCAGACAAAGGACGGACAAAGAGGCGTGAACAGGCCGCAGTCAATAGCTGAAAAGCTTATAGGCAAGAATGACAGCGACAGTGAGATAACAGCGTTCCGAAGCGGTGAGGATTATGAGGAAGCAAGAAGAAAAATCTTAGGAAAGGAGGACTAACATGGCAGAAGAAAACGGCACACAGCTAGGCAAGGCATATGTGCAGATAGTTCCGTCTATGCAAGGGCTTGCGTCAGAACTGCGAAGAGCGTTCGGGGATAGTATGCCCGATGGTCACAAGTTTGGAAGTTCTCTTGGCGGCAAGGTCGTTTCAGGTTTTGGAAGCACTATCAAAAAGGGCTTTGCACTTGCCGCAAAAGCTGGTATAGCAACTATATCGGCAGCAAGCGCAGGCATAGGTGCTATAGTCAAAAGCTCTGCGAGCGCATATGCGGACTATGAGCAGAACATAGGTGGTGTCGAAACGCTATTCAAGGATAACGCCGATACTATCGTAAAGTACGCCAGTGAGGCATACAAGACCGCAGGAATATCGGCTAATGACTATATGCAGAACGTCACAAGCTTTTCTGCGTCACTTCTGCAAGGCTTGGGCGGTGATACAGCTCAGGCGGCTAAGATAGCCAATGAAGCAATGGTGGATATGTCGGACAATGCCAATAAAATGGGTACTGACATATCATCTATTCAAAACGCATATCAGGGCTTTGCAAAGCAGAATTATACCATGCTTGATAACTTAAAGCTCGGCTATGGCGGCACACAGTCGGAAATGGCAAGGCTCATCAACGATTCGGGCGTGCTTGGGGATTCAATAAAAGTCGATGAAAAGACCGTCAACAGCGTGTCATTTGACAAAATGATAGAGGCTATCCACAAGGTACAGACCGACCTTGACATCACCGGCACAACTTCAAAGGAAGCGGCAACAACAGTTTCCGGCTCTCTTGGTTCTGTGAAAGCAGCGTGGGCAAACCTTATGGCAGGAATGGGCGACAAAAACGCTGACCTGAAAAATCTTATCAGGGAAATGGTAAACACAGTAAAGATCTTTGCGAAGAATATTATGCCTGTCATAAAGCAGGCTCTTTCAGGGGTCACAACGCTCATAAGCGAGCTGACTCCTGACATAGCGGCCGAGCTTCCACAGCTTGTGAGCGACCTGCTTCCACAACTTATAGAAGCAGGCACACAGATATTTCAGGCGCTTGTGAAAGGCATTTCTGATAATATCGGCACGATAACGCAGGCGGCCATAACAGCCATTACAACTATCGCAACAGCACTTATACAGAACACAGGTCCTCTTGTGCAGTCGTTGGCAACTATCATAACCACTATAGCACAGGCTTTGCCGACGATTTTACCAGACCTTATCAATGCTATTGTTGAACAGATACCCACAGTTATACAGGCTGTTATAGATTGTATGCCTACAATAATTGACGGAACGATTCAGATAGTGACTGCTATCGCTGAGGCTCTTGTTGATAATATAGATCTTATCATAGACGGTGCAGTGCAGATCATAGATGCACTTACAATGTCACTTTCAGATAGTGATACGGCGGCAAAGCTTGCCCAATCGGCGCTTGAAATAATCGGCACGCTTACAATGGAGCTTTTGAAAAATCTTCCTGATATCCTTGCTGACGGCATACTTATAGCGGTCGAGCTCATCAAGGGCATCGCACAAGGTATGGTGGACTATTTTGCACCTGTTTCAGACGCTTTGTCTGATATGCTTATCGACCTTACAGACTGGTTTTCACGCAAGTGGAATGACTTCAAGGAATGGGGTTCAGATATGATACAGGCGTTCATAGACGGCATCAAAGAAAAGTGGCAGAGCCTTAAAGACACTGTATGTGACGTAGCCTCAAGCGTTAAGGACTTTCTCGGCTTTTCCGAACCTGACAAGGGCCCTCTTTCAAACTTCCACACTTTTGCACCTGATATGATGGACTTGTTTGCAAAGGGCATAGCAGACAACGAGGACACTATCACAATGCAGTTCAACAGGTCACTGCAACCGCTTATGGATACGGATATCATATCGCCAAGCTTTTCGGCACTCCCCGAAAAGAGTGTGAATAATAGCGGTAACGATACCATGAACAAGATCATCGCCCTCCTAGAAACCTACTTCCCACAGCTTGCACAGCAAGGAAACATTTATCTTGACGGCGATAAGCTCACTTCAAAAGTGGACGGAAAACTAGGCGAGAGGATCACAAGCAACGAAAGGAGGCTTGCAAGTGTCTAATGAATATATAGAGTTTGGCGGCAGAAAGTCTACCGATTTCTATTTGGTTATCCAAAAGGACGGCGTTCAGATATCTCAGCCGGAGGAAAACCGAATAGAAGCCACTTTGCCGTTTATGAACGGCTTTTATGACTTCTCGAAAATGGCAGGCGAGCGCACTTACAAACAGCGTGATATCATGATAAAATTCAGCCTTTCTGCAAAAGATGAAAACGAACTTTACCGCAGAAAATGTGATGTTGTCCGCTGGCTCAGCGGAGCAAAGGGCGAGCTGAGGATAAGCTTTCTGACAGACTATCACTTTGTAGGAGCGACAGCGGTGTTTGATACCTCCGCATTTGAGTTCACTTCACGGCGCACCGCTGATCTGACAGTGAACTTCAAGACGTATCCTTTCTTGCGTTCTGATGATTACTCAGACATCGGTTTTGACAACTTCAACTTTGAAACCGACTGTCTGAATTTGACGGATATATCGCTGACAGCAAGAGAGCAGACACAATACGCCCCTCCTGCGACCTTGAAAGTCTACTCATATGCTGATAGACCCATACGCCCACGTCTTTCTTACAAGCGCTCAGAGGACGATACAAAGGGTGTGGGCTTCACCTATTTTGCGCTCAACGACAAAGAGATAAGTGCAAGTGTATACCGCAACACGGAGAAAGAATTCGACCTTGACGAGCTGACTTTACAGCCTGGTGTGAATACTCTTGCGGCTTATGGTTTTGGCACACTGACACTCAAACTTTATGAGGAGGCACTGTAAATGTTTGTAGTTACTATCACAAACGGAGCTGAAAACACTATCATACACAGCGACGGCACAGACCGTATATCAGGCGGCAAGGTAGCAAAGTCTATCAACGCTGTGGATAGTTTCAGTTTTACCATATATCCGAATAATACAGGCTATGACCTCTTGAAGCCGCTTACAACGGCTGTCAGGGTCTATAATGAAAGCACTGACAAGGACGTCTTTATAGGCAGGGTCTTGAAGTGTCCTGACAGCATGGACGAGAGAGGCCTGATATGCCGCAAAGTCACCTGCGAGGGACGGTTAGGCTGGCTATACGATAGTGTTCAGCCGTATGTCGAATACAAAATGGTAGGTATATCAACAGTGCTTTCTTCGTTCCTATCCAAACATAATTCACAGGTGGGTGCAGATAAGCGCATAGAGCTGGGGCAGGTCACTGTTACGGCGAGCAACAACTACACATACACTGCGAATTGGGATAAGACAATGGACGTTATCGCAGACAAGCTTGTAGGGAAATTCGGCGGCGAGATACAGCTCAGAGATAAAGACGGCAAGGTATATCTTGACTATCTTGAGAGCATAGGACACGGCACTGATACCACCATAGAGCTTGCGGTCAACCTTAAAACCATATCACGAGAAGTGGACGAAACGGCGGTCATAACACGTCTTTATCCTCTCGGAGCAAAGGCGGAGGACAGCGAAAAGCGGTTGACTATAGGCACTGTAAACGGCGGTAAGGACTACATAGAGGACAGTTCGCTGGTCGCTAAATACGGCGTTATAAGCGGCACACAGATATGGGATGACGTTACCCTTGCGAGCAATCTTCTCAGCAAGGGCAAGGAGTATCTTAAATCTGTCAATCGTGCGAAAGTGCAGTATCAAATAACAGCACTCGACCTCTCGAGAATAGACAAGCACATTGAGCAGTTTGAACTCGGCTGTTGGTACAGAGTAAAAAATAGCCTTATGGGTATAGACGAGGATTTGCGCATTGTGGGTATATCCATAGACCTTGACAATCCGCAGGCTTCACAGCTAACCTTCGGTGACCGATTTGAAACGCTTTCGGGCTTTATGACAGCGAAAACACAAAGCCTGCAATCTGCTATAGATAACTCAGAGTTTAGGAACAGACAGGTCATAGACAGCAAAATTGAAAATGCCACAAAACTGATTACGGGCGCAGAGGGCGGACACGTCATTCTTGACCCGTCAGAAAAACCAGAACGCATTCTGATTATGGATACGGCTGATATAAATACCTGTAAATCCTGCATTCAGCTGAACAAAAACGGGCTAGGTTTTTGGAAATCGTCCGACGGCGGTTCTGCAAAAGACGGACCGTACACAAACGCATGGACTATCGACGGAAATCTGGTGGCTAGTTTTATAACTGCCCTGACCCTGACAGGGTTGAAAATCAACAACGGCAATGGAACGTTCAAAGTGGACGAGAACGGAAACGTGGTCGCTAACAAACTGTCGTCAAAATCAGCAACTATCACAGGTGGAACGATAAATATAAAAACGTCTAGCCAGAATACCAGTGTAATTCAGCTATCCCATAATGAATGGACGCTGAAAGTCAGTCCGCTGGAGATACGCATTGACAACAGCACAATCGGCGGTCATATCGTTCTGCAGGCTGGCGCTATGTCGGGCTATTGGAATAACGAATTAAAATTTTCACTAGATACAAATAGTGGTAACATATCAACATATACGGACAACGGCAAAAAGGTGTTTACGGTTGATACTAATAACAGGGCAATGTATCTGTACAACGAAAATGAAAAAACCACAGTGCAGTGCTACGGCAAAACAGGTGATATCATGTGTAACAGCGTTACCACGAAAAAACACACACTAGACTAGGAGGGATAAAATGGCAAATAATGTTGATTTGGCAGCGGCAATCGAAACTGTCCGAAACGCATTTTATGGCCGTGACGTTCGCCAGGCATTGGTTGACGCACTGACGGCAACAGAACAGGCAGTAAACGATTTGAACCAAAACAAGGTCAAAAGCGGTACGATTGAATACACACTGGAAAAGGCGGCACCAAGTGTGCAAATACCGTTGAATTTGGATTTTGCACCAAAGCAAATATGCGTGTCGCTGAGGGATATCGGCACACCTAGCCCATTTCAGAACTACTGCACCCATGTACAGGTCTACAAAGGCGCATATTTCGCAGTGATCTGCATGGGTCCTAGCAATGGCGCAACCACGGTCAACGTGCCTGCAGGAACGTACAGCATTGACTACATAGCAATCGTATAGGGGGTGCAGAAATGGTAATCAGACTAGACGAAAATTACAACGCAATGACATCAACAGCCCTACTGGGCTATGTTGGTGAAACTAATGCTAGACCCATATCGGTCGAAGGGCTGACAGTAGACGGTGCAGACCGCTATGTGCTGACTATCGACTATGGCGATGGTGTTCAGTACGAGGTCGATATCACAGGCGGACAGTGGACGCCAACAGCAGATATACTGCGGTCAGCGCAGACAGTCAGCTGTCAAATATGTGCGAAAAAACTGTCAGGTGATGAGTATATATTAGTTAAAAAATCACGAATTTTCCGCCTGCGTATCGGTGCAGCTATCGGCGATGTTGCCGTGCCGTCACCTGACGTGGCTATGGACGCACTGGACCGCATAGACGCCATAGGCAGGCAGGTGCGCGCAGATATGCAGACAGCTGTCACCGCCGCAGAAACAGCGACAACAGCGGCTGAAAATGCAAAAAAATCTGCCACAAACGCAGGATTGTCAGCCGACACGGCAACGCAGGCGGCTGAACGTGCCGAAACCGCAAAGACAGCGGCTGAAACGTCCGCAACGCAGGCAGACACCGCCATGCAGGGTGCAGAAACCGCACGTGCTGAGGCGGTCACATCACAGAATAACGCTAAAATATCTGCAGCGCAGGCATCAACGGCAGCACAGCAGACTGAGGCTGATAAGACAATAACTGCTGGATATGCCAAGACTGCCAAGACTAATGCAGACAGCACCGCAGCCGACAGACAGGCGGTGCAGGATATGGCAACGCAGGTGACAGCTGACAAGACTACAGTGGCAGACCATGCCGCCCAGGTCGCCACAGACCGCAAAGCCGCTGAAACCGCTGCACAGACAGCACAGGCGGTGGCTGACAGTTTGCCTGAGGATTATGTAACGGCAGTTGCAAAGATTGCCGAGAATACGGCTGAAATTTCTGCGGTAAAGCTGACCGACAAAGAGTTGCAACGCAGGGTGAATGCGTTATACGATATGGGCAATGGTGTAACGCACCAGTTTGAAACTGACAGTGAAACGGCATACGTTAAGACAGTTCCGACAGGGGCGAAGCTGATGTCGGTTAAGTCGATAGGTGGTAGGAACTTGGTGTTTAATCAGATTG